CCTGTGGCCAGACCCACGATCCAGAACATGATGTAAAAGTAGTCCACGATCACCTCATTCGACACTCCCTTGGTGGCATCAGTCTCTCCAGGCATTTTATATACTCTTGAGAAGAACAATGGGCTTCTCGGTGGTTCCTGTCGCGTTTGGCGTGGTAATGGCGGGTCTTGACTTGGTGATGATGTCCACCATCAAACAGGTGGGCACAGGTTCGTGGCCCATCCGCACAGGTCTGCCGTTTGCGACCTTGGTCTATGCACTGGAGCCTTTTCTCTTTTTGCAAGCCATGAAGGTCACGGGCGAAGGCCTCGCGGTCGTCAACTTGGTGTGGAACCTCTCCAGTGACATCATGGTCACGCTGATGGGTGTGTTCTGGTTCGGTGAAAAGATCCACGGTGCTCGATGGATTGCCGTAGCCATGAGTCTGGTGGCTCTGACGCTCTTTGCCTACACGGAAACCGACTGATGGCGACGCCGACTACGGTGCTTCCGCGGGGTCTTGTGGCGACGCCGACGGCCACCCTGGGGCGCACCCTCCGCCGCACGAATCACACCCGATGCCGCCGACCCCGTAGCTCCAATCACCAGTGCCTGCCCGATCGCTTCGGGGGGCGCACGAGAGAGTTGATAAACCCCAACACCCGCCAGCACAATCAATGTTGTGCAAATCATTCCAAGGGCAATCATGCCCTGTGTGGGCGACAAGCTTGCATCGGGCATTGTTAATACTCCACGTTTTGTTCCTTTGTCCTACACAATGCCCATCGCAGTTATTGTGAACGGCCAAGAGCGGGGTCTACGGCGCACAGTTGGTCTTCTCAAGCAGAACCTTCTTCTCCCCAATGACGCTGTCATGTTCTTGGCTTGCGAGTCAGGGAATCCAGCGGTCACGGCCTCTTACTTCCAAGGTGCTCAGTACGGTGGATCATTGATTCTTCCCTCCTTGCGCGACGCAGAGTTCAATGCATTCATGTACTTCCTCGACACATGTAACCGTCCAGCCATCACATCCGAGGCTTTTGGGAGGTCGGGCGAGGGGTGGAACATGGGGTACCTCCACAGCAGCGGAACCGTGATCCAGTACTACCAGGTGTGGAAGGCGTGGCAGATGATTCTGGACTACGAGCGCGCCAACAATATGCGGTTTGACATTGTCGTCAGGTGCCGCACCGACTCGATTCTCACAGAGAAACTGGACCTGTCGTTGCCCTACTTTGGCAGCGAGCGGATTCGTACTCGCCAAACAGGCGCGGCGGAGGTGACACTGCGGGACAACAACGTTGTGACGTTCGGACAGGAGCAGTTCTGGGTGGCCCGTCGCGATGTCTTTGCACTCCTAGGTCCAATGCTCTTCAGCTATGGATCTTGGGATTCAGGAGGTCTATACCCCTTCAATTCCGAGTCCTTCTTTGCTCAGTTCTGCAAGGCCAACAACATTGTGCACGACATGTTCATTGAACCGGGCGACATGTTCAATTTTTCCCACCCAGGCGACGAGGTGGTCACCACGGACCCCATGGTGTTTTCACTGCTTCGTTGAGCGACGACGAGTTTTCCGAGAGCGGCGGCCGCCAGTGAGAGATACTTCGACCTCCTTTATATAATAGTGAATTACGCCCTCCTCGTCTTCTTTTCCATCGTCTCCTGTCTGCGTACCCAGGCCGAGTTCTTGACCTGGCGTCTTGTCGAGTTTTCCGAGTGCCGTAATTTTTGTTTTAGCAGCATCAAGAGTAGCATACACACCTACAATAGCAGCCGCGCCCGCGCCTGCACCCGTCGTGTCGTAACTCGAAAGCACGAAGACGCTCATTGTTAGACACTCCGAATAAACTCCCAGTGCAGGTAGTCGCATATCTTCTGCCAGATGTGGTCATGAGCAATCAGGCGGTCCCGCGACTTCAACAACGGAAAGTATACCTTATACTCGTCCAAGTCCAGTAGTTCAAAGAACTTGTACAGAATGTAGGAGTACGACAGGAAGTTCGTGCGGTCGTTGGGGCAGTAAAGCAGAAAAGGCGCCTGAATCTCCTGAAACATCGCACGTATCTTCTCCTCGATCTCGGGCGTGATGGTGGGTGGCGGATTGCCGTTCAACCTTGACAAAATGTGGGCCGCGTGTTCGTAATACTTGGACCTCCCCAACTTCTTCAGAATCTCGCGAATCTCCTTCTCCGTCAGATCGGCAATATTGTCGATGCGACGTTTACGGATTTCCAGCACCACCTCATTCATCACCTCCTCGGGAATCATCGTGGACTCCTTGGCCTGAAACTGGTTCAGAATCTCATTGAGATGGTTAATCTTCTTGTATGCGTAATTGTTCCGCTCCTTCGGCGGATCACGGAACGATTGAAAGTCCGAGACCACCAACGAATACTCCTCGGAGCCGCACTTCGGGCACACCAGAATTCCCTCGGAGCTGATTTCCTCGCGGGCGACATTGCACTGTGCACAATGTTCCGTCTGCTGCTGCGTGGCTTCGGGAACTGCACCCAGCTTCATGCGAGCTACATACTCATCGAACATCTGTTTGCGCGTGATTCCCGTATCGGTAGAGGCGGCAGTGGCAAAGTACTTCAGGAAGGTATTGGCATCCTTGGGCGCAACCGTCGTGGCCGAGGTGCCCCCCGACTCTCGATTGTAGTAGCCCATCAGAATGTCCATGTTTTTCAAGTAGTACTCCTGTACAGGGTCTGACTGGACCGCCTCTTGCTCCAACTCCTTGACGCGTGCTTCCCACTGGGAACACTGAATCACATCTCCAATCTCGTTGGACGCGCGAACGGCTTGAATCCGCTCTTTCAACTGGGCCAACTCCGCCATGGCCTCTGCCTTTGATTGTGTCTCGCGCAATCCCTGGACAATATCTTGGTGAACCGAATCGAGCGTCCCGATGGACGCCGATCCCGTTTCCCGTATCCGTCTCACCTTGAATACATCCATACTGAACTTGTGGTTGTCTATGTAGATGGGTTCTTCAGTGCCTCCGTGACTTCCTTCATAAAAGCGGGGTTTGAACAAATCTGGGGCCTCTGCTTGCGAACGGCAGACAACAGGGTGGCAAAGTCCAATCCGAAGTTCTTACACATGTAGTACAGCAGCAGAAAGGCTGAACGATTGATACCTGCCTGGCAGTGAACAAACACAATGGCGTTGGGGGCACGCAGAAATGCACGCATGGCTGCCTCGAAGGCGGGGTACCAGTCGAGAATCTTGACCTGCACAGAGTCGTAGGCGTCCAGCTGAGCGTACCGGCTCGGATACAGACGGCGGAACCACGCAGGCGAGTCGTCGGAGAAGGCGCAATTGATGACATGTGTCACCCGATGCGTATTCACGAAAAACGGGGTCAAGGACGCACCTGCACCCAAGCAAATGTTGGGATACACCCATGCAGGGGTGTCACTCATTCCTTATGAAGTGTTGCGTGTCTTAAATCCCCAAACTACCGAGAAACACGGAGAGCAGGTGGGCAATCACCACGGCAGCGGCGCCGAGGACGCCCGCGCCCTGCCACGACACCACGCCGCCACTCGTGTACATGGCTGGCAGATACTGGAGCAGCATGTTGCGAGGCGTCGACAGGGAAATGATGGCCGCGGCGACAAAGAAGCAGAAATACAGCTTCAGGTTGCGGAACATGAACCCCATGGCTGGCAGCGACGGCTTGAAGGACGGAATCATCGAGCCCTGTGTCGTCTGCTCGGTGGACGGCATCGGGATCAGAGGCGGCGCCGACTGGTTGCCCTGCGGAGAGGGGAGCAAGGCGTCCAAAGAGGTGGAGTCACTGTCCATTGTTTATACTCAAGGCATCTTTTCGCATGTCGCATCTTCCACGCGGTAGCGATAGCACTTTCCGTCGATTCGATTCGTCTTGGTCTTGATGTCGTCCAGTGGCAAGGCAAGTGTGTGCTGTGTCGTGAAGTCGCGGTGAAACAGCAGCGCGGCTAACCCGAGACCAATGATGAACGAAAAGAAGGGCCGAGCACGATCGATTGCGGCAGTGATGTTGAGCACCATTACTTCTTAAGAGAGGCAAGAAGGTTGAAGGAATCTGTCTCGGATGTGCATGGAACCTCCGTGGCTTCCACACGGACACACCCTGTATCCGTGTGATAGACCATCTGTCCGTCGGCGGGATCGGGAACCTTGGACACTGTGCGCTTGGGAGGAATGACAATCGTGGACAACAGCAACCCAAAGGTCACGCCTGCGACGAACCATATGCCGTCGATCATTATGGTTTAGGCGCGAAAAACCTATCCCTCAACCCAGAGAACCCTTCGGAAAAGTTGATCGACCCCTTTCCTGTTCCAGGCACCTGCCCATTCTCTACCATCTCGTTGCCCTTTGGCAGCTGGCTCTCGACAAAGTACCAAAAGGCGAATTGAATGGCAAAGGACCACACGGGGGCCAGGGCGGCGAGGAATGCCATGACATACTTGGTTGGTCCGAACTGACCCACCATACTCGCGGCCGTTGCAAAGATGACTCCATACGCACCGAACCTCTTCTCCGTTACATTACTTGGAGTGAGTCCAGAGATCAGAATGTGGTTCCAGATCTGGTACGCCCAGACAATCATCAAGATCCAAAAGACAATCACGGTCAGCCAAAACTGGAGTGTGCCCGCGGCGAGGGCGGCCTTCCAACTGAGTTCACTGGGTTTCTTCATCAACAGACCCCACGCAGACAGTTTGCCGAGGATGATGATCTGGTCCGCGGTAAAACTCCTTGTGTGGTATCCATCGGGATCAATCCATTGAATCGCCGCGACAGGTGGGCTCACCTGAATGGAGACTGGATCGTCGGGTTCCGTGAGAAGGCCGTCGTCTCGCAGGTCGTTCATGAGTTTCTTGACGGGGTACTCCACATATCCCCCATACCGATTCGCGTTCAGATACTTGATGATGTCGAATGTCTGTTTGCCATATGTGAACTTGGCACTCACAATCCGAAGCCCTGGATCTGGGGGACTCGGAAAGTTGTAGGACGGGGCAGTGGGAATCGTCGGAACCACAAAGGACTGGGAGGTCACGGGTTCATCCTCCTTCGGGGCCGTCCGCACTTGGTACGGATTGACCTTGACAGGCGGCGGTGGGTTACTCATATTGTTAAGAAGCAAACACAAGATTGGCAAGACCGCTCACGACACGCAAGTAGTTGTAGGATTCCACATAGGCACCAACAGTGTAGGTGTACTGAAACACGACAGTCGAGTTTCCACCCGTGGTGGCATTCTGAACGACTGTCACGAGCTGGTCGGGCGTGTACAGTCCAACCAGCGCTGGAGGGATAACCAGCGGATTCGTGCTCAGTGCAGTGGACTTGAGAATGCACACAATGGTTGTCGTTGGAGCATCTGGCTGGTTCGGGGCTGGCAGGGGCTGGAGAAGGGTCAACCGCAACACCGCCTTGTTAATCGTGCTTCCGTTCGCCGCACCCGACGGTTGGTACTCGTTGTTGTCGAGGCCAAAGGAATACATGTAGACGCCTGGAAGCTTGAGAGCGGTTGTTCCAGACGCAAATCGGTAGGTCTCGAGCAGCGAGTAGTAGTCGCCTGGCTTGACCTGCAGACGCTCATTGCCATCAAACAGAATGACTCCATCCACCACACTGTCCCGAGGAAACACTGAGCTCACCTGGTTCTGGCCCGACGCATACAGGCTCGTGGCCACATCCGTTGTGTTCACGGTCCACGGAGCTCGGTCGGGGTTCGGCCAGTTCGTGTAATTGTCCCACATGTTGCTTGCAATGCTGTCTGAACGAGCAACGACCCACGTCACACGAGTGACCAAGTTTCGCATGGGTAGAAGCAAGTCCGTGTTGGGACCGTACTGGCCCTCGGCGCCTACGTAGCTGATTTCCTTGAACATGTAGCTCTGGTCCGCCGTGGCGAATTGGTTCATCTCCATCTCCGTCAGGTAGAAGAAGTTGCACTCCAGGTACGGGTCGGGGAAGAAGGTCGTCACGCCAGGGTTCGTGGGGGCACCATTCGGCAGGGATGGCGTCAGAAACAGGCTCATGGGAAACACATCGGGACGAACGCGCTGGCCATAGGTTGACGACGTGGGAGCCACATCGATCACCGTGTACAGAAACTTCAGAGGACGCAGAGTGACATTAATGTACACCTCCGTATTCTGCATGGACACGAGCGGAAGAGCGGACCCCGCGCTCTCGCAGAACCAAAAGTGAAGGGGGATGATCAACTGCCTGGACCGAATTGACGGTTCGGGAACAGAGCTGCCCGGGAAGATGGTATTACCCGAAATGTCCTGGGCTGGGGTTGCGTACGACACTGCGTGGGGATACTGTCCCTGCCGATCGTAGGCATTCGAAGGGTCATAGAGCTCGGTGACATTTCCTGTCATCTTGTCGACGGTCGAGCGCTTCGTCGCGTCAAAGGTCATGTAGGAATACAGCTTCATCCACTCACCCGACATTGTCTGGATCCGCTGTCCATTCATGGTAAGCTCGATATTGTCGATCAAGTTGTACCCGATATTGCGAATCCACTCGAACTCGTATCCAATGGCGCTGCATCGGCTGTCGTAGCCTGTCGGCGGAGTCGTCACGGGAACCAGCGGAGACCAAATGTCGGGGAGAGTAATCACCAGGTACACATCGTTGAGCAGCTGAGCATACCGATCGATGCGCGCAGACAGCTTGCGAGGCTGAGAAAAGTCAAAGTTGAGATTGGCAGTTCCAAAGTCCACGCGAATATGCTCCATGGCAAAGTTCGTGTGGCGTTTGTATGTGTTGCGAAAGTGGGTCATGGACGGGTTGCCATTCACCAACTCGTTCTGAGCCCCAACCCCCACTAACTGGAGGAGTGCACCAGGCATTTGTAGTTACGGAACATCATTGTTTAATACAGAACACTTCCACTCGACACGCAGCATGAAGATGTGAAGGACTTGCCCAATCCGCTACATGTCTGATTTCCACGACACGCGGCCGAGACAAACTTGTTGTAGACCGTTGCCCGATTGGCCTGAAGAATCGTGTAGTTGTACCCAGACTTGTTCTTCGCCTTGACGGGGGGATCACTTGCATATGTGTTGCCAATGATCTGGCGTTTTACGGACGTCAGGTAATCCTGGGCAGAGTTGACCTGCATACTATTTATACAGAGCCGAGAGAATTACATAATGCGCTTTGTTCTCGTGAGCACACACGTCGACCAGACCACTGGGTACTCCAAGGTGGCGTACAATCTCCTTCGTCAGGTGGCGTCGATTGCCCCCAAGGTCAAGACGTTCCACTTTGGGTTCCAGCGTCATCCCGAGCGCAAGAACATCCGCAAGCTTCCAGACTCTGTTACGGGATACGACGCGGCCGCCAATGAGGATCCGCGCGAGGAGGGATTCGGGTTCAACAAGATCAACGAGTACCTGGAGATGGTTCGGCCCGATGTGGTTATGATCTACAATGACCCGCTAATCATCTGCAAGTTCCTCGAGGCAATGAAGTACGACAAGGCGACCTCTCCCTTCAAGCTGTGGCTCTATGTCGACCAGGTGTACACGGGTATCGCCCAGCCGCTGGTGGATGCCATGAACAAGCACGCC